GAACGCACTAGCTAAGAAGTATGGTGAAGACAAGAAGATCGACATGACAACAGGCGAATTCAAGTGATATGTACATCAGAAAGATTTCAGTAGGCACTGACCTTCTAAAGGCAATGCACTACCAAGTTGGTAGCAGCGTGATGAACGGCACCCATGAAATTCAGTCAATCGAACACACAGAGTTCGGTTTTGATATATGGGTTAAGAACGGTGCTAACGAGGTTATGGTCTGGAAGACTGTAAACCTGCACATGCCACTAACAATCGAGCATAACATCGAGTTTTAGTATGAGGTCACTAAACTGCTTTATCGTAACACCAAAGAACGGTAAGCGGTACGACAACACCAAAGAACTTGGTGGTAAGGAGTTCGTCACGTCATCCTCTCAGGAGGATCACGCGGTAACAAATCGTATTGCTGTAGTCGGGAAACTTCCGATTATCTATAACGGACCAATCAAGGAGGGAGACGAGATAATCGTCCACCACAACACCTTCCGTCTGTATCACGACATGAAGGGACGCGAGAAGTCATCTGCATCCCATCTGTTTGACAACAAGTATATGATACAGCCATCAGAGCTTTACGCATACAGAACTCCCGGACAGACGTGGAAAGCTGTCGCACCGTTTTGCTTTGTTGAACCTATCAAGAACGAGAACGCAGACGGACTTATTAACAACTGCGATGAGTTAGCACTGTTTGGAGTTATGGTGTACCCTAACAACGAGCAGGCTGACATTGAGGCAGGAACAATTGTATCCTTCCTTCCAGACAGTGAGTACGAGTTCAATATAGAAGGCAGGAAGTTATACCGAATGAAAACAAGTATGATATGTCTGACAAGCGAAAAGAAATACTAGAGGCAGGACGTATAGCCGTTGACGAGCTAATTAAAGTCCTGAAGGATCCAATCATTACTGGCATGGAGGGCGACCTTACAGCCGACAAGATGAGAACTGCTGCATCTGCCAAGAGGTTAGCATTTGAGGATGCTATAGCAATGCTTGATAAGATAGAGCAGGAGGAGCCGTCAGAGGATCAGGAGGCGATAGCTAAGAAGGTGTCGGAGATTCCAATATCATTTGCAGAAGATAGAGCTAAGAAGAAATGAGTTTATACGCAGTACTTGAGGACTACCTACCGTCACAGGTTAAGAACCGTAAGTGGACATATGGCTACGACGAGAAGTATGACCTTATTGTCATATCAAAGGACGGTACTGTCGGGGAGGTGTACGAGATAAACGGACTGAAGATCGGTCTTCCGAAAGTACCGAAAGGACTCAAGAAGGGAGAGAATAAATGGAAACCTTCAGAGTATCCGAAAGAGCTTGCAAGAATAAAGACGATCTTCGAGTGGAACCAAATGTCACCCGAATTTAAGGTCAAGTGGGTAGACTATATACAAGAAGAGTTTGAGCGACGTGACGACGGACATTGGTTCGTTAATAATGGCGTTCCTACATACATAACTGGGTCGCACTATATGTACCTACAGTGGTCAAAGATTGATATCGGTCTTCCTGACTTCCGTGAGTCTAACCGTATATTCTGGATATTCTGGGAGGCATGTAAGGCTGATGACCGTTGCTTTGGAATGTGCTACCTTAAGAACAGACGTTCTGGATTCTCGTTCATGAGTAGTTCAGAAATATCCAACTTAGGTACCATATCAAAAGACGCTAAATTAGGTATCCAATCAAAGACAGGAGCCGATGCTAAGGAGATGTTTACCAACAAGGTTGTACCTATTGTAAGAAACTATCCGTTCTTCTTCAAGCCAGTTCAGGACGGTATGGACAATCCAAAGATGGAGCTATCGTTCAGACTTCCAGCAAAGAAGATCACAAAGAAGAACATGACTGAGAAGGATGACGACACCATCTCAGGACTCGATACTACAATAGACTGGGCTAATACTGCAGACAACTCATACGATGGTCAGAAGCTACTGATGTTAGTAGAAGATGAATCAGGGAAACTTTTACCACCAAATAACATACTAAATGGATGGCGTGTAAGAAAGACATGTCTTCGTCTTGGTAGTCGTATAATCGGTAAGTGCATGATGGGATCAACTGTTAACGCATTAGCAAAGGGAGGTCAGAACTTCAAGGACTTATACTACGACAGTGACCCAAAGAGAAGAAATAATAACGGTCAAACAAAGAGTGGTTTATACTCGCTGTTCATACCTATGGACTACAACTTCGAAGGATTTATTGACGAGTACGGACATGCAGTAATAGAAGATCCAATAAAGCCTGTAACTGGAATAGACGGTCGTCCGATCAAGATAGGAGTTGTATCTTACTGGAACAATGAGGTTGAGGCACTTAAACACGACCCTGACGCACTGAATGAATTCTATCGTCAGTACCCTCGTACTGAATCTCACGCGTTCAGAGATGAGTCCAAGCAGTCGTTATTTAACCTAACAAAGATCTATCAGCAGATAGACCACAACGAGAACTTGATCCGTGACAGAGTAATTACAAGGGGTCAGTTCCACTGGAAGGGTGGAGTGAAGGACAGTGAGGTTGTGTGGGTGCCTGATCCAAGGGGTAGGTTTATAATTGGATGGGTACCGCCAGCAGGAATGCAGAACAGTATGATTGTGAAGAACGGAAAGAAATATCCCGGCAACGCTGAGTACGGTGCGTTTGGATGTGACCCTTACGACATCTCAGGTGTTGTAGGTGGAGGTGGATCGAACGGAGCACTTCATGGGATCACAGGGTTTACAATGAACCCGGACATACCGTCCAATATGTTCTTCCTTGAGTACATATCAAGACCTGCAACTGCGGAGATATTCTTTGAGGATGTACTTATGGCGTGTGTGTTTTACGGTATGCCGTTACTTGCGGAGAACAACAAGCCAAGACTACTGTACCACTTTAAGAACAGGGGATACAGAGGATACTCTATGAACCGCCCGGACAAGGCAGCACATCAGCTATCAAAAACAGAGCAAGAGCTTGGTGGTATACCAAACTCATCGGAGGATATTAAACAGACTCATGCCTCGTGCATAGAGTCATATATAGAGCAGTATGTTGGATTTGACAATGAGGGGGAGTATCGTAATCCTGACTCTATTGGTAACATGTATTTTAACAGAACTTTGGAGGATTGGGCTAGATTCGATCCAAACAATCGTACAAAACATGATGCATCCATTTCTTCTGGTCTTGCTATAATGGCAGTCAGACGTCACACATTCCGCACTGAAACTAAGAAGTCTAAAATTTCCGTATCTTTGTCGAGGTATAAGAATGACGGATCAAGCAGTCAAATAATCAGATGAGCGACACAAAAGTAGAACTAATTTCAACGTCGGAACCATTCCCATCTCATATTGCATCAGATGCTGAGAAGCAGTCTATGGAGTATGGATTGCGCGTTTCCAAGGCTATTGAACAGGAGTGGTTTAGGAGATCAGGTGGGTCTTGTAGATTTTATGATCAGTACGCTGAGTTTCATAGACTTAGACTTTACGCTCGTGGAGAACAGCCAATCGCAAAGTATAAGAACGAGTTCGCTATTGATGGCGACCTTTCCTATTTGAACCTTAATTGGGAGATCGTACCTATTATACCAAAGTTCGTTGACGTAGTAGTTAACGGAATGTCGGACAGGGCGTATAAGATCCGGGCTACAGCTCAGGACGCAATGTCGGCAGAGAAGAAGAACTTATTTCAGGACATGGTTGAGGCTGACATGGTAGCCAAAGACTTCCTGACAATGACAAAGGAGCAGTTCGGTGTTGACGCATTCAACGTAGACCCTAAAGACTTACCACAGACAGATGACGAGTTAAGCTTATACATGGAGCTTAAGTACAAGCCATCTATCGAGATTGCAGAGGAGATCGCTATCGACAACTTACTTGAGATGAACGACTGGAAGTTGATCCAAGAGATGTGCGACAAGGATCAGTGCGAGATCGGTGTGTCTGCATCAAAGCATGAGTTCGTAAAAGGAGTTGGTGTGTCTGTTGAGTATGTTGACCCGGCTAACATGGTATGGTCGTATACAGAGAAGCCTGACTTCTCGGACTGTTACTACTTCGGTGAGATCAAGCAGGTTCACTACACGGAGCTTCGTAAGATCAATCCTGACCTAACGGACGAGCAACTACAAGAGATTAAGCAGTACGGTACCGCATGGTACGATGCATATAATATTACAAGGAAGTTATACGACGATGCTTTCTTAGACGAGGTGGTAACACTTCTTTACTTCAACTATAAAACCGAGAAGAAATTTGTCTACAAGGAGAAGACAACTCGCTCTGGCGGTAAGAAGCTTATCGCTAAGGATGACTCTTTCGTTAATGCTGAGGGTGAACACTTCAGAGTGGTGGAGATTTCTAAGGAGGTTTGGTACGAAGGAGTTTTGGTCGCAGGATCAAACCACTTACTGAAGTGGAGCATGATGACCAACATGGTACGCCCTAAGTCAGCAACACAGAAGGCAATGCCTAACTATGTGATGTTTGCGCCTAGAATGTACAAAGGTCAGATCGACTCACTTGTAAAGAGAATGATTCCATTCGCTGATCAGATTCAGTTAACACACCTGAAGCTACAGCAAGTACAAGCGAGAATGGTACCTGATGGGGTATTCATTGACGCAGACGGACTTACGGACGTTGATCTAGGAAAAGGATTAGAGTACAACCCGAACGAGGCGTTAAAGCTATTCTTCCAGACGGGATCCGTGGTAGGACGTTCGTACACACAAGATGGCGAATTTAATAACGCACGAGTTCCAATTCAGGAGTTAACTCATGGAGCAGGACAGAGTAAAATCAATGCGTTAATTACGGCATACAACTACTACCTAAATATGATCCGCGATGTCACAGGTCTTAATGAGGCTCGTGACGGATCGACACCAAACCCGGACGCACTTGTTGGCGTACAGAAGTTAGCTGCACTGAACAGTAACACCGCAACACGTCACGTCCTTGAGGGTCGCCTAATGATGACGCGTAGACTTGCTCTTGCATTGTCACTTAGAATGGCTGACATACTTAAGTACGCAGACTTCAAGGAGCAGTTCGCAATGCAGATCGGTAAGTACAACCTATCGATCATTGAGGATATCAAGGACTTATACCTATACGACTTCGGTATCTATATTGACCTTGCACCGGACGAACAAGAGAAGGAGCAACTAGAGAGAGATATCGCTATCTCACTTCAGAGAGATCAGATTGACCTTGAGGATGCAATTGACATTCGTAACGTGAAGAACATCAAACTTGCTAACGAGCTTCTTAAGATGAAGAGACGTCGTAAGTTGGAGGATATGCGAGCACGAGAGGATCAGCAACAGCAGATGCAGGCTCAGATCAACATGGAGTCACAGCAGATGGCAGCACAGACTGCAATGCAGAAGACACAAATGGAGATCGACGGGAAGATCAAACTCAAGGAGGCAGAAGTTATGCTTGACGTTCAAAGAATGCAGGCAGAGGTAAATCTCAAGAAGGAGTTAATGCAGATCGAGTTCCAGTACAACATGGAGCTTAAAGGCATTGAGACTGACGGAGTATTAAATCGTGAGAAGGAGAAGGAAGACAGAAAGGACAAACGTACAGACCTTCAGGCTACACAGCAGTCTGAGCTGATTGAACAAAGACAGAAAGGACTTCCAGCTAAAAACTTTGAGAGCTCAGGTAACGACATTATTTCAGATGGTGCTGGAGCGTTCGACCTTGAATCATTTATGCCAAAATAACTGATATCAAACTTTTTGTTAATTTTGTAACAATTTAATTCAATTCATATGGAAATCAAATCAGTACGGGTCGTTGACAGCACAGAAAAGTCAAAGGTCGAGATTGAGCAGGAACTGATCGAGAAACACGAGCAGGAACTTGAGAATAAAGTGGAGGAGAAACATGAGGAGCCAATTGTTCCAGTTGTAGAAACTCCTGAACTAAGAGAAGAAGACGTTCTTTCATTTATTAAGAGCAAAAAGAATATCGAGGTAAACTCACTAGATGAGTTTGAGGCGTTACTTCAAAAGAAGAATGATACTGAACTACCTGAAGATGTGGCGACATATCTTAAGTACAAGCAGGAGACAGGACGTTCGTTTGAGGACTTCGTTAAACTTCAGAAGGACTACTCGAAAGAGGATCCAATGAAGACCTTGAGAGAATTTTATATTGAGAATGACCCAGAGATCACCGAGAGAGAACTCAATTTAAAACTAAAGAAATTTAGTTACGATGAAGAGATCGATGACGAGGACGAGATCACTGAGAAACAACTCAACCTAAGACAAGAACTTTCGAAAGCCAGAGAGCACTTCGAGAAGCTAAAAGAACAATATAAGGTACCTCTTGAGTCAAGACAGTCCTTCGTTCCTGAAGCAGAAAAGGAGAACTACGAGGCGTTCAAAAGAAATCTTGAGCAATCAAAAACAGTGGAGCAGGAGAACCAGGTAAGGTCTAAGTTCTTTGCTGAACAAACTGAAAAACTATTTTCAGACCAATTTGAAGGTTTCAAATTTAAGTCGGGAGAGAGCGAGTACGTTTACAAGCCAGCAGATGCTAAGACACTAAAAGAATCTCAGTCTGACATTTCCAAGTTTATTGGAAAATTTTTAGACGACAAAGGATTCTTAAAGGATTCAGAAGCGTTCCACCGTGCAATTGCAATTGCATCAGATCCTGAGAAGTTTTGGAACTTCGCTTATCAGAGCGGTAAGGCTGAAGGAGTTTCTGAACTTGAGAAGGATTCTAAGAACATTGACATGGGAATTAAGTCAACACCGACAATAACCCCGAAACAAGGTCTTGTTATTAGAGATGCATCTGCAGGTGAAAGCTCAAGGTACAAAATCAGATAAGTAATAACAAAAACAAAAACCTACAAAAATGGCAGGATCAATCGGTGGATCATTCGATCTAACACCAAGTTCAGTAAAAGCTACTCTACAGAGTAACTACATCACATCTTTTGACTTCTTGAGTCAGTATCTTCCTGATACATATGAGCAAGAATTCGCACGCTATGGAGATCGTTCCATCGCATCATTCCTTCGTAGAATGAGTGCAGAAATCCCTTCTAACTCTGACTTGATTAAGTGGACAGAAGAAGGTCGTCTACACACTAAGTACACAGCAGTAGTACCAGACTCAGCTGCAACATCAGATACAGCTTTATTCTCTATTGCTTCTGGAACATGTGTATTCAGAAAAGGTCAGACTGTATTTTTATCTTCTGAATCAAATTCAGCTAACTCAGCAAAGGGTATCATCTCTGGAGTTGGTACAGCAGATTCATTAGCTGATGAGCAGCAGTTTCAAGTAAAGTTTTATAATGCAAGTGGATCTCCATTTACTCAAACAACTGAAACTGTAACAGCATTCGTTTACGGATCTGAGTTCAAGAAAGGAGCTAATGGAATGGAAGGATCATTGGAAGCAGACCTTGACATCTTCGAGGTATCTCCAGTAATCATCAAAGACAAATTCGAAATCGCTGGTTCTGACATGGCTCAGATCGGATGGGTTGAAGTAGAGACTGACGGAGGTATGTCATACCTTTGGTATTTGAAGTCTAAGTCTGAAACTCGTATGCGTTTCGAAGACTACCTTGAAATGATGATGGTTGAACACGTTGAGGCAGAAGCTAACTCAGGAGCTATCGCAGCAACTGGAGATCTTGGTAACAAAGGTACTGAAGGTATGTTCGCTGCTATCGAAGCTCGTGGGAACACTTGGTCAGGTGGAGTTCCATCTACATTGGCTGACTTCGACGTTATCTTGAATCGTTTGGATAAGCAGGGATCAATCGCAGAGAATACATTGTTCACTAATCGTTCTTTCGCTTTGGCAATTGACGACATGTTAGCAGCTCAGAACTCTTACGGAGTTGGAGGTACTTCTTACGGATTGTTTGACAATGATGAGAAGATGGCATTGAATCTTGGATTTACAGGATTCCGTAGAGGATCTTACGACTTCTACAAGACTGACTGGAAATATTTGAACGACGCGACTCTTCGTGGAGGTTTAGTTGGAGGTGCAGTTAACGGAGTCATGGTTCCAGCAGGAACAATGAACGTATACGACCAAGTAATTGGTAAGCGTGCACAACGTCCATACCTACACGTTCGTTACCGTCAGTCTGAGACTGAAAACCGCAAGTACAAGACTTGGATTACAGGTTCAGCTGGTGGAGCTTCTAACAGTGACTTGGATGCAATGCAAGTTCATTTCCTTTCGGAAAGAGCGCTTTGTACTCTTGGTGCAAACAACTTCTTCTTATTCCAATAAGAAACCCGAATGGGGAGGGACTAGATCTCTCCCCTTTCTTTTAGTTTAATTCAAATCTATATCAAATGAAAAAATCAGAAACAGTGTTCCTTTTAAAAGGAAAAAGATCACCAGTGTCTTTCATTCTACAAGCGAGAGACATGCCAACAAAAAGACTTCTTTACTACGATGAGAAGAAAAAGAAGAATCGTAGTATGCGATACGCAAGTAATCAAGAGTCTATTTTCATAGACGAACAAGATGAAAACGTAATACTTGAACCCATTATTTTCGAAGATGGTGTTATTAAGGTAAGATCTACAGAGCATACATTAATTGAGTTTCTAAGAAAACATCCTCAGAACGGTGCCTTATTTTATGAATGGGATCCTGAAAAGGAAGCAGAAGAAAAGTTTGATAGAGAAAACGCAATATTAGATGCTAAATTAGCAGTAAGAGAATTAACTCCTGAAAAAATA